ATGGAAGAAATTCACTTTGTTTACATCAATGCGAATGCGCGCATTGGTGCCCATTCAATAAGCAGTGTTAGCCACAGCGATAACCACATTCAGGGTATATGCCAATCAGCCCATTCAATAAGAACTTTTCGTAAAGATAGAATACTTCAAGAATGCACATCTGCTGATGAAGCACAGCAAGCCTGTCAGTCCTTCCTACCAGAAAATTACATCCATCTAACCAAGGCGACCAAGCCCAAAACCCTAACTTTTGACGTCTGTTTTACAGGTTTCAAAAAGGCAGATAAAGAGCGTTTGATTGAAGTTGCCGAGGCGCACAGCATGACAGTGAGAAGTTCCGTTACTCAAAATCTGCAGATGCTCTGTTGCGGATACAATGCCGGTCCTTCCAAAGTAAATGCTGCACGCATGAAGGGTACGATCATCATTGATGAAGAAAGTTTTGTTCATTTTATAGAAACGGGTGAAATTCCTGACGCATAAAAAACCTGCCGCAGCAGGTTCTTGTTTTAAAAATTCATGTGCCCTTGACCACCCGGCGTAGGGTGCGGCGGGGCATTATTGATTATTGTCGGGGTAACGATAAATCGTACAACCGTTTCATGGGTGACAAATGTGCTGCCGCAATTAATGTTCTGGCACTGGCAGTAACGCTCCTTCGTGCTATCAGTAACCTGAAAGCTGCTCCGGGTGTGCGCCGCATGTCCACACTTTGGGCAATTCATCATTTTTTTATTCTCCGCCACCATTAAAATCTCAATAATGATACACAAAGAATCAATATTGAGAACTTATTTATTCCATTTCTAAATCATCAATCTTTACTTCAAGCTCCATGCTGGTCGTAAATCCATTATCCGGGCTGACAGAATGCGTAAGGGTGGTAATGGTCCATTCTGCATCATCGATCGGAAGCTTAAACCCCGTAACCTTCACCGGCATTTCCGTATAGAGATCAGCCCGCCCCTCAGCGAGCTGCAGGGAAAATGAAGCAACCCCACGCTGCAGACGTTCCCACTGCATTTTTGCTGCACGCTCTGCATTGCTCCGGTTGGCGTAGGTACGATTAAGAACCAGCACGTTTTCATCCGTTCCCACCAGATAATCGCCCTGTTTTGCTTCCGGCTCTTTGGGTGTGGTGGTTTTCTTTCGACGACGCTTAACACTGGTTGTCTCTTTTTTCCTGGGTTCACGCGTATGCAACCAGCTGGCAATAACGCCGGTATAGGCACCACGATCAGCAAGGGTGAACCGATGACCGTCACCGGCTTTGCGCGTGATGGTGATAACCGGCAGCGGCTTGCCGCTCGCCGTTCTTCCCTGTCCCTGCCGGATAAACAGCAGATTCCCGTCCTTAACGGAAGCAATCGCCCCATACTGTCTCGCCAGTTTCATCAGAAAACTTGCATCGCTTTCATTGGTCTGGTCCAGATGATCCAGCGCCTTATCCGTCAGGTCTTTACCCAGCGCCATTTTGAGGTTATGCCGGGCGGCTATTTCCTTTACCACCTCCCCCACCGTTGTCTGATGCCATGATTTTTCGCGCCGTGTATTGAGGGTTTCACGGAAATCTGCGCTACGCGCCCGGATGGTCAGCCGGTCAGGGGCACCGCTGTGTTCAATTTCATCCACAGTAAAAGCCCCTTTAGGGAAAAGCGGCTGGCCTTTCCAGCCCAGCGCCAGCTGAATCACTGCCCCACGTCGCGGCAGGGCGATCAGCCCGTCGGCGTCGTCCAGCTCCAGATCAAGCTGGTCCGCTTCAAAGCCCCGGTTATCCGTCAGCGTCAGACTCATCAGGCGGGTATCCAGCACGGTCGTCACGTCCTTACCTTCAATGACGATACTGAAAGCCGGGCTTTTGCTGTTCAGATTCAGAAGATCAGAATTAACGTTCACTGCAGCAATCCTCCTACCGTGTTCTTAATCCCCCCAATCGCAGAGGCAGCAGAGTCCTGCAGGTTGCTGAGCTGGTCACTCAGGCTCCCGAACATGTCAGACAGCGATTCATCAACCCGTTTGAGGGTGATCGTAAACTCAATGCGCCGGGGCATTCCGCCTGCAAAAAACTCCGTCTTTGTCTGGCTCAGACTTTCAATAACAAACATGCCGTAAATGGTTCCGCTGCCTTCAATCAAAGGCCACGCTTTGCCCTGCTCTGCCATCAACTCCAGCGCCAGCAATGACAGCCTGCCTCCGGTCACTTCCGGCAGCAGAACCCCGGACAGTGTCAGTGAATCATTATCCGGGCCAAGAAACTGCGTTGACGGGCGGCGGTTCACCCGGCTGTTGGCTGCATGTCGCCAGCTGCGCTGATACTGCAACTCCTGATAAGGGACAGTGCGCAACATAAATACATATAAACCCAGCACCATCATCATGATTCATACCCCCCCTGATCGCTGAAATTGCTGCGTGCTTTTGCCCTGGCCCTGCGTTCCCGCTCGTCAAGCTGGCGTGCCACTTCACGGGCAATATCCTGCGCACTCTGTCCCGGCTGCGCGACGATATGAATGGGCGCATTTATCTCATAACGAATAACTGACGGCGGGCTGTCAGCCTTCACTGGCTGCGTCTGGTATGCCCTCACAGGCAGACTGAACGGATGAAGCGGAGCCACTTCTGCAGGTGTCGCAGCTACCCCCATCACGCCAGCAACGACAGAGGCAAGCGCAGCAGTACGCCGCCTGCTGGTGACATTTGCCGGTCCGTTCACAATTTCAGGGCCATTTTCTCCAACAATGCCAAACTGCCCGCGTGGAATGATCCCGCCCGTGTCGTACATCCCTGCGTAAGCCGGGAACCCGCCTGGCGGCAGCACCACTTTGCCGTCACTGTTCACTGTGGCGGATTGCTGCTGCGTGACCTGCGCAGGCAGTTTCGCCTTTGCCGCCTCCTTACTGACAATACCGAGCTTTTCCAGCAGCCATGACACACCGGATTTAAGAGACTCCAGCGGGTGCATCACCCTATTCAGACCTTCCGCCAGCGCCTCACCAAACCGGCGCCCCATTGCTGCTGCGCTGTTCAGTTCTTCGGAAGTGGATTTAACCGGCGTAAGTAAATCACTGAACCAGCCCCACAAGGCCTGCACCCTGTCACCAATCCACTGGAACATGGGCCTGAGCGGCTCAAAGGCGGCGCTGATGGGCGCAGCAGCGGCTTTGAACCCTTCCACCACGCCCCCCAGAAATGCACTGATGGGCTCCCAGTATTTCCACACAACCAGCGCCACACCAGCCAGCGCAGCCACAACCAGCCCTATCGGACTGAGCAGCGCACCCAGCATACCGGAAAGACCAGACAGCGCGCCGCGAAGTAATGCCAGCGGACCAGAAACAAGAAAACGCAATACGCCACCGACAGCTGTCAGCCCACCCCGCAACGCCCCCAGCGGGTTCATCACCATACCGATAACATTACGGATACCTGACATACCGACACGGAACACGGCAAGCGGCGCACCTGCCACCGTTTTCAGTGCATTACCCGCTATTCCAGCTGAGCGACGCAGGGAATTAAGCGGGGCACTCAGCAACCCGACACTGCCACCGGATGACGCCATACCCCGACGCAACAGGGAAAGTGGCGCACCTGCCAGCCATGACAGGGCACCGCCAGTACGTGTTACCGCTGCAGCAACGGAAGGTAATGTTTTTACACCCAGCACAGACAGGCCAAACCGAATCACCGCAATCGGCCCCAGCACAGCAGCCACTGCCACGGCAAGTGTACCCAGCCCGACAGTGACAGCCGCCGTAGCCGCCGCCACTTTCATCAGCGTGCCAGCCAGCACGGGGTTCTGCTCCACCCAGCGACGCAGCGCCCCGGTCACGCCCTTAACCATGCCCATAATATCCATCAGCGGCTGACGCAATGTTTCCCCCAGACTGCTGAAAGCGTTCTGCGCGCCAGTCTTAACCAGCAACCACTGCGCAGACAATGAATCCTTGTTAATGTCGGATTCTTTCTGCATGGAGCCATTAGCACCACTGCCTGATGTGAGTTTCAGCTGACGCTGCAGCTCCGGCAGGTTGTTAGCCAGCTTTGCCGCATCATCGCCAAACTCTTTACCAAAAATCATTGTCATGGCTGACAGGCGTTTATCCTGCGGCAGATTGTTGACCTTCTCCAGAACCCGCTGAATGGTGCCCATGGCATCGGTGGTCATCTGCTTTTCAATCTCCGCAGGATTGAGTTTCAGCAGGTTCATACCTTCAAAGAAGCGTTTACTTTGCATGGTGGCAATGGACAGTTCACGCACCATGGCATTAGAGGCACTGGCGGCAATTTCCGGGGCAGCCCCAAGAGAAAGGAATGTTGAACCCAGCGCAGCAGCCTTTCGGAAGTCAAGGCGGTCAGCCACGCCCCCCATACGCTGCAGGACGTTAATAATGTCCCCACCCTTTGACATGGCGTTATCGTCCAGGTAGTTCAGCGCATCGCCCAGTTGTTCAATATTACGCGTCGGCACTTTATAGAGCTGCGCGATTTTCCCCAGCCCTTCCGCCAGCTCATCGGCGGGCAACTCAAAGGCCGTTGCTGCTTTTGCCGCCGTGGATGCAAAGGCCAGCAGGTCACGTTTCTGGTCTTCGTAAGGATCGTCCTGGCTGGTCACGCCCATGCGCGCGCCGCCTTCAACCAGCGCGGCATAGTCTATAGCACCATTCTCCATCGGCAGCTGCTCACTGGCAGCCTTAATGGCATCCTGCATGTCATAAAACTGTTTTGTACGGTTGCCGTTATCGTCACGAAGCCCGTTTACCTGCTTTGCCACGCCTTTCATGGCATCTTCCATACTGGCATAGCTCTTAACTGCAGCCATAACCGGCGCGCCCATTGCCAGCCCCGCTGCCGTGGTGGTGGCCCCGGCTCCTGCAATGCGATCCCTTACCTCAAGACTCCTGGAGTATGTCGCACGGGCGGCGTGCATTTTTCGCTGTTGCTCCCCGACACGTCGTAACCTTGCTTCCTGTTCAGAAAGCTGCCTGTTATAACGCATTGTTTCACGGGTAATGCGGGCCGTCGCGCTGGCACCATCACTGGCTGAAATACCGGCACGATAAAGCTCTGCACGCACAAGTTCAGTCTGCTGCTGCAGCTTTTTCTGCCGTTCTTCCAGACGCTGAACAGCCAGCTGTTGGCGGCCCAAAGCAACAACCTGCCGTTGAGAAGGCGGCCCCATCGCACCCAGCTCATGACTGAGTAAATTTGCACGCTGGCGGGCATAGTTCAGCCGGTCGCCCAGTTTCTGATTTTCTGCCTGTAGCTTTCGGAAGCTGTCCAGACTGCTCCCGGCCTGATCAAGCTGCTTTATTGCATCGCGGGATTTTTTGACAGCAGCAGCCAGCTCTTTTGAGCTGGCCTGCGCGGATCGAAATGGGCGGGTGAGCTTGTCAACCGCATTCAGAATCACCTGCAGACGCAGGCTAATGTCACTCATCGCTGGCCCCGCTTCTCTGAATCGCTTTGTGCCGCCATTCCAGCACCTCAGTCAGCGGCATAACGTCAGTGATGGACGGCGACCAGTGAAAGATGGTGGCGATATCCGCCACCAGGTCATCAATCGTCAGGCTGTCGGTAAACCGGCAAGCACCGACTTCTTCAACAAAAAAGTCACCACCTCTACCGACAGTGCGGTGAGATCGGCGGGGTCCAGTTCAGCCATTTCCTGTGCGGTCAGCGTCGGCGTGGAAATACGCGGGATCACTGTCATCATGGCCCCCACGTCCATATCCATAATGGCCTGCAGGCGGGTGCCGCGCAGCGCACCGGACTGCGGCTTACGCAGCACAATTTCGGTGATTTGGGTTTTACCGCGCATGATGGGGGTATCCAGTTTTACGGTCTTTTCAGTCAGCTTGTCGCTCATGTTCGTTTCCTGTTAATGAACTACTGGCGCGGCTGCCCGCGCCGTTAAGGTTAATCAGAGGCCGAGGGCGTTACGGTGTTCTTCCATCAGGTCCACGCCGTCAACGATTTCAACCATGTTGACCAGATCGACCTCATAGAGCACCTCACCGTTAATGGTCAGCTTCGCGTAGCTGTTGGTGCTGCTGACCTTGGTGGTACTGCTCTCGCCGGTTTTCCACTCGCCGGAATCCACTTCTTTATGACGCCCGCGCACAACCAGCTCAACGGCCTGCACTTCGCCGGTATCGTCACGCTGAATGGAACCGGTGAAACGCAGCTGGATACCGTCAACGGTGGCCTTGCCCATCTGCTTGAATAACAGCAGTTCGGTGCCGCCGATTGAAAATTCCGTGTCCAGTGCGCCGTCATCCAGCCCCATGTCCACGTCCACCGAGCCCGGCATACCGCCGCCGCGATACTTCTCAAACTTGCGGGTGAATTTCGGCAGGGTCAGGGACTCAACGATCCCCTGCCAGTTGTTGCCGTCGTTGAACAGGTTCAGGTGTTTTAACTTGCGTGGTAAAGCCATGTATCCCCCTTATGCACTGACACGGCTGGCAAAATCGACCAGGTAGCGATCGGTGATGCGCTGGCGCAGCATCAGATTTTCAAGCGGCGGCACCGGCGTGTAGTCGTAGTCGATGGTGAGTTTCCCGGCTTTCAGGGAGTCTTTATCGTTCACTGACTCATCCAGCCAGCAGTCCGCCCCGATGAGGTAGCCCTGCGTTTTCAGGCTGCGCAGTTTGGCGCGAATACCTTCGATAATGTCACGGGCCAGCGACGGGTTAAGCACGCCATCCACCGACCACATGTGCGCTTCTGCGATGGTGTCAGCCAGCACCTGCGCCGTACGGGTGTAGTTCTCAAAGGCAAACAGTGGATCGTCGCTGAGGCAGCGTGAACCCCAGAAGCGGAAGCCGTCTTTACGAATCAGCGTGGTGATGTCGTTCTGGTTCAGCAGCCCCGCATCCGTTGCCGGATCCTGCAGGTCCCAGAACACATCAGCAGAAATACCGGTGACACCGTTCACGCCTACGTTGGACAGGGTTTTGTGCCAGCCGGTCTGCTCGTCGATTTTGGCACGTAGGCCCAGCGCACGGGCGGAGGCGTAAGCCGTCGCGTCCGCCTTAAGTACCGTGTCAAAATTGATGAAATCAGGCCAGATCAGCATCCCCTCGCGCTGGCTGAAATTGTCGCGGTAAGCAATGGCTTCCTCCACCGTTTTGCAGCCATAGGCGGACAGGTAGGCAAACCCACGCAGGCTCTGCGCCACGCTCAGCAGTTCCGTCGCAACGGCCTGCGTGTCATGCCCCGGCACGCCGAGAATGCGCGGCTTGACGCCCAGCTGCGACTGCGCCGACAACAGCGCTTTCATGCCCGTTTTTTTACCGTCAGCAGTGACGCCGCCGATAATGTTGGAGGTGGTTTCCGCTTCGGTTTCGCCCTGCGCCACGCGCACGACGACGGTCACGGGTTTAGCCTGGTCTGCAATCGCATCCAGCGAACGGGCCAGCGTGCCGGACTCGCCCGCTTTACCGCTGGCAGTCAGCACATCGGTTAGCAGGACCGGCTTATTGAGGGGAAACATGGAAGCATCAGCATCATCGCCGGTGCAGACCATGCCCACGATGGCGGTGCTCACCGTGGTAATGGATCGGGTGCCCTCGTTGACTTCAACAACGCGCACCCCGTGGTGGTAATCCTGAGCCATAAGGCAGTCTCTCCGGTTTACAGGGGGTGTGCCTATGTTCTGGTTGATATGCGCGCGGCGCACGCGCCGGGCTATGTGCGGGAAATAGCACAATTGATATTGACGAAAAATGATCGTTAGCAGCGCATTTAAAATCTTTGAAAGGTTCATTTAGAGGGAGATGAGGACAAAATTGCCGCTATGCAGTCTTGAAAAAACGGGGCTTGCTGATGCGCGTGATACAGCAAACCCCGTATGGCCTACACTTCTGGGGGAGCAGGCCAGTTAATATCTGGTGCTATGGAGGTGTCTACCGCTTCCAGCGCTTCCAGGTAATCCAGCCACAAATTGTACTGTGCCAGTTCATCACCTTTCAGCCGACCAATTGCAGCTTTCCCGATCCACTGCTTACTGTCTATATATTCTCTGGCCTCAATAATCAGGAAACGTTTTTTATTCTCTGCCGCGCTGATAGCAGACTCTTTTGCGGTTATTACCGTGAAACTACCCATTTAATATTACCTCGCGAGTCAGCATTTCACTCTCTTCAGCATCAGGACCATAGAAGCCAATAAGTCCCACGATGACTTCCCCAGACTCCTTTCTTGCTTTTCGCACAGGATTAGGGTTTAACACTGAAACAAAATCGACTGCGATATCGCCATTATTCAGCGTGCTGAAATCGAATGAATCAGTGACACCGTCAACCTCAATCGTTAATACGTCGCCCTTTGCCGACACGTTCATGACGTTATCAGAGCGCTGCGGAGTAAGGATTACTTTCATCAGAACCACCTTCCTATAGCTGTATATCCAAGATATGCCGCTGCATTTTGCACATTACTAATCAGCGCCAGTGAAGTGCCTGTCAGTGAACGTCCGCGAACGGAAGGCCATGAGGAAGTACCGCCAGACGAAAGCGTAGCGGAGGGGGTGACTGTTGGTGTTATGCCAACGAAGGTTGCAGGAAAAGTGAGCCCCACTTCACTGGAAAAATAAAGGTTAGTTGTGCCACCGCTGGAATTGTTTGCTGCGGATTCAACGGACCGTGTAAACCAGCAGATTAATGTTCCGTCTGCAAATTTAGTGTACTCACCATTAGAGTTAGAACCCCGCTCAATAATTGCACCGGTTGGAGCGCCCCCTGTCTGGGATACTGCGCCAACCATCGCAGTTCTCTGAATTGCCCCGGTTATCCGTGAATCATCTCCTGCAGCAACCGTACCGGCAGTCGTACCCGTGTTTTTTGCGGCGGCATTACCCAGTACCACCCAGTTAAGCCATACTTTTGCATCACCACTATAGGCACGAAACGCAAATTTAAGCGGGTTGTAGCCAATCGCTATCTGAATGTCATACGAGCCTTCAATACTGTCTACCGTTAAAACAGTAGCATTGAACCCTGGCGAGTTCTGCGCAGCCTGATATGCGAACCCCGTGCTGTTTTTCGGCGGGGCGTTTAAATCCTCGATTATTTTCCCCGTATGAATAACGGCTTTTGTCGCATCTCCCAAACCAAGGTATTGGAGAAGTTCTGAAATACTTTTGCCACTGAGGCTTGTCAGCGTGGTATCCAGCGGCTGTTTGCCTGCCAGCGCATTTGTCATGGTGGTGGCAAAGTTAGGATCATTACCCAACGCTTCCGCCAGCTCATTCAGCGTGTCCAGCGCCGCCGGAGATGATGCAACCAGCGCCGCGATGGCTGATTTAACAAATGCCGTGGTGGCAACCTGCGTATTGTTGACCGTCTGTGCTGCAGTGGGAGCTGTCGGCGCTCCGGTCAGCGCCGGACTTGCAAGAGGAGCTTTCAGCGCCAGCGCGTTATTTAGCGCAGTGACCACCGCCTGCACAAACGCTGTGCTGGCAATCTGCGTGGTATTGGTTCCTGCCGGTGCGGTTGGCACTTTCGGCATACCCGTCAGCGTCGGACTTTCTTTAGGTGCGTATTGGGTATGAGGATCTGCTGCGGCAAGGTGTTTTGACATCAGGTCATCCACATACACCTTAAGCTCCAGCACCTTGTCATCCACATACTTGCGGGTTGCCAGCACCACTGCCGGGTCAATTTTCAGGGTGATATTATCGGTACTGCTGGTAATCAACACCATGCGCACGGTCTGCGTGCGCCCGCTCCCCTCCGCGAGCTGCGGCTTGTAGCTCTCCGGGCAGTTTCCCACGGCAATCAGCGCCCCTGTTTCATCAAACAGGCCGACTTCACGAATCCACCACCCGCCTTCAGTTTCGGGGATCACCTGTTCAGCAATAATCTGGCTGCTGTTCTGCGGATCGATGTACAGCATATTGAGGGAAGCTCGGCGTTTTTCAGCAACCAGCGCTGTCTGCTGTGCGCTTGGAGTCGGCAGCACTCCGCCACCGTCGCCCACCGCCATCTGGGTAATTTTCAACGGGACACCGAGCACGGCGGCGCTTGCCAGTTTCGCCGCGCCGATATCCGTCAGCAGGGTGTAAAATTTTGCGCTCATGGGTTCACTCTCATCGTGTCAATAACATGGACCGCTCCGCCCTCATAAGCGGTGCCGCCGGAAATAATGGTTTCGTTGATATACGGGTAGATCGTGATTTCTTCGCCGGTGTAGGTGGCTGCACCCACAAAATACGGGCCTCCTGTCTGCAGGTTGATGGACATACCAACCAGATGACGGCTGCATGGTTTGGCGTCACCGATCAGGCGCTCCAGCTCCAGATAGGTTTCTTCTGTTATGCCCTGGTCCTGCACGCCAATATCCAGACGGAACGTCCCTGGTGTTTCGCCAGTCTGCCACCACTCAATGATGCGGATCAGAAAGCCGAACGGCTCCACCACACGCCGCACGGCGCTGGTTGTCCCCTTGTGCTGATGGATATAAAACGCGTCCTGCACAACGCGGCGCTTGACGCTTTCTGTCCAGCTTTCATCCCAGCGGTCAACAGAAAACGCCCAGGCCAGGTAGGGCAGGAATCTGATCGGACAGGTTGCCGGATTCCACAAATCACGCAGCGATACCTGCAGATCGGAAATCCCGCTGCAGGTCTGCGCCAGTCGGCGCTCAAGCGGCGACGAACCCGGCGGCAACAGACTATTCATCCGTGCCCCCGTTGGTAACGCTCCATTCGGTACAGGATGCCGCCTGCGTCTTATCCAGCACCACATCCTCCAGCGGGGACGCCAGTTCCACACGCTGGACGCCCTCCACATGCAACGCGGCATAAATGGCGCTGCAGCGGATGTCACGTCCCAGCCGCGTCTGACTGGCGATGTATTTCTGCAGGCTGGCTTTTGCTTCTGCCATCACCGGCTCAGCCTCCGGCCCCGGATAAAGGAAGATCGTCGCGTCCACGCTGTACGGAATAATTTCAGCGCTGCGCACCGTCAGGCGGTCTGCCACCGGGCGAACCTTTTCACTGTTAAGCGCCTGTTCAACCACTGCCAGCAGGTCAGCCCCTGCCGAACCATCACCCTCGCGGCTCAGCACGGTAAGCACCACCTCAGCCGGTGCAGGACTGGTTGCACTGGCATCAGCCACGCGCCCGTCGGCACTTCTGGCGTGGAACTCATAGGCTCCCGTAGGGCCTGCAACGGACAGCCCCTCAAATGCTGCAGGAATGCGCTGGCGTAATGCTTCATCACTTTCCATCACTGCGGCGACCGGCGGCACCGCGTCATTATCGGCAGGGACTACCGTCAGGCGCTTCACGTTGCAGTTACCTGCCAGTTGTTCAAGGTCATTTCCCATGGAATAGGCCACCATGACCGCCTGCGCAGCCTCATTAATTCGCTGACGCAGCAGGATTTCGCGGTAAGCATTCTCCTGCAACAGTTTGGTGACAGGTTCTGACTCCAGCGCTAACGTGCGCATAACGGCCTCCTGTTCATCTGCCGGATGGAGGGCCACAAAGGCGGCCTTGCGTTCTGCCAGCAATGCCTCAAAGTCCGGCACATCCACAATCTGCGGCGGCGGTAGTCGGGAAAGATCAATGACTGGCATTGTCTGCTCCTGTTGATACGGAAAGGGAAACTGGCGCGCCGTTATTACTGTGTCCGGTAAGCTCAACCACCATAGAGCCGTCAAAATTGCCGTTGATGGTGATGGAGTCCAGTGTAAGGCGCGGCTCCCAGCGGTTCAGCGCCACATAGACCGCAGACATAATCTGCAGGCGCAGCGCCGGGTTCTGCGGCTGGTCAATCAGGGCAGACAGCAGAGAGCCATATTCCCGACGAGCAAGACGGCTGCCCTGCGGCGTCAGCAGAATATCCCGCACCGACTGGCGCAGATGGTCTGTATCTGCAATGGCTTGCCCGTCGTTCCTGCTCATACCGATATACAACGTCATACCGGCCCCCCCGTGTTGTCGCCGCCTTTCAGAACACCAGTATGCTCATGGTCATCAACTACGATCCCGTTAGAACTCATTGCGCCGCCGCCCTGGGTGACGCCGCCATTGATCACCACCTCGCTGTTAATGCGCGTGGTGCCAGCCTCCACCACAAACTCACCGGTTTTGTAAGTGACGCTGTCTGCTGCCTCGATCACCATGGATTTGATGCCCCTGACATGCCATCGTCCGGTGGTGGGTTCATATTCAAACCATCCCCCGTCCGGGTACTCCGTCACGCAGCCGTCCACGGAATCCGACGGTGGCGGAAACTGATTAGAGTAGATGGCGGGCAGCACAAAAGCGGTTTCCAGATTGCCGCCCATACTCAGCACCACCACCTGCTCATCCGGCGACGGACACCACCATGTACGGGCACCACCGGCGCGCAGCGTTAGCCAGTTAATCCAGTTGGTTTCAAGCTCGCCCACTTTCACCCGACACAGCCAGTTTTCCCGGTCCACTTCGGTCACAGTGCCGGTGCGGATCAGATTGGTGATAAGGCGCATAATTTCGGTCAGTTGTGCATTCATAACGAAAGGTTGCCATCAGAGGGAAAAGTGAGGCAGCGCTGGCGCTTGTACCAGCGGTGGCACAAAGATCACCCCGCCAGCCAGCGCAACAGGGTGTCACGGGTGACGGTTTCCACTTCTTCATTCACGCCCAGCAGGCGGCGCTCTGCGTAGCGGACCTCCGGGCCTTTTCGGCTGACGCGATCCCGCAGGCCGTAATGGTGAACACGGGCAATGCGCTGCACCTTGCCATCAAACTGCACGCTGGCGGAGTCCGCACTGGCGGTGGTTTTCAGGTATTTTGTGGTGCGAAGCTTTGCAAACATCTGGCGTTTGATGCGTCCCTTCTTGCTGCGGGCAGTCACCCGGCGCGGCTCATAGCCGCTACCGTCAGGATTACGCTGCAGCCTGATGTTCTGCTGCTGCGTCCGGCGCAGCTGTTGCGCCAGTTGCCGCATCATACGACTGCGCGCGGCAGGCTCCAGATTCGCCAGTAGCGCCGTCAGCCAGTCATCCACCCTCTGCAGTTCATCCACGTTTCACCGTCCACATTTCTTCGGGTTCGTCCGGCTCCGGCACCGCTTCAACGCTTGACACGCTGCCGTTAGTGCTGACCAGCACGCGCTCCGTCAGTTGCAGGTTCAGGCTGATATCGCACACATCGTTGCGCAGAATATCCACTTCAAAGGTGAACAGTTTTTCGCGCAGCTCCGGGTTATTGATAGCATCCGGCTGGTTGTCACTTAGCCACAGCAGCACAGGAGCCATCAGCAGATTCTGGTCGCCGCTGAAATCCTCGATCACCACGTTCAGGGTGTAGCGGTATTCCCATGACATGGAGCTGGCACCGGTTGCCACCATTGAGCCGTTATCAACGAAAAGGTGCAGCTTGTCCGGGTTGTCGCGGACATAAGCAACCGCTTTATTCAGGGCGCTGCGTAAGGACTGCGGTTTGTTCACTGTCTCGCTCCTGACACGCAATAATCGTGTCCACTTTGTCAGCACAGACCGCCCAGGCGGCCTCGGTTTCATCCAGCACCGCGTTCAGATCGCCGTTACTGCGCGGCGCTGACCTTTCCAGACGGCACTGCGTCACTCTGGGACAGCCACTCACGGTAAGCTGCACCTCCGGCGAGGGCCGGACGCTCCCGCAGCCGGATAATGTCAGCAGGCAAAGGAGTATCAGCCCAGCGGCGCAAATCCTCATTTTCACGTTTCAGTTCCTCGATCCGGTGCTGGCGGCTGCGCAGAAGTGCGGTGGTCTGTTCCGCTGCCGCATAAAGCCGCGCCTGCTCCCGGCTGTTGGTTTCGGTCAGAATGGACAGGCCGATCAGTTGGCTGTTTTTCTTCGTCAGCTCCTGCATTTTGCTTTTCAGCGCCGCGCCCTGCGTTTCGATGGTGTGGCTGGCATTGTTAAGCCGCCATGACTGCCAGCCCAGCGCCGCAAGTACCAGCGCCAGCACTACCGCCAGCGCACGCATCAGGCCGCCATCGGCTCATGAAGCTGCGCGCGGGCAATCTGATACAAAACCAGCGTCAGCAGATAAAACACCAGGGTGATCACCCATCCAGAAAACGCCAGACACAGAACAATAAGCAGCCTGATTACCCATGTACGCACGGGTTTTACGGGGTGCGCCCTGAATTTCAGCAATGCCGCCCTGACCTCATCGCGCGCCCGATCTCCGGCGAACCACCCGACAGCGCACAGCGCAGCAAGCAGCCAGGCGAGGAAGCATGACACCCAGACAGACGCACCAACCAGAACCGGCGCACCGCTGCGCGGATAGAGCAGGCTGATAACCAACAGCGCAGCCCATGCCAACTGGAAAAAAACGCTCATGACTTTCTTTTTCATTCCGTTATGCCCCTTTTAAGCACCAGGCCATTTCCCGCGCGCGGCGGTTGTCCAGCCCCTGATTAAACACACCTTTGACATATACCCAGCGCGGCAGTTGATGGCAGACATCCGCCCAGCGCCGCTGGTTCAGCAACTTAACCAGCGTGGAGCTGCAGGCGTTGCCGGTGCCCACGTTGAAAGCAAACGACACCACCGCGTCATAGACCTTTTGCGGCACCGGCTGCACCACACACTTTTCCAGCGCCCGCTCCACGCGCAGCACGTTGGTGATAAGTCCCTGCGCCGCCTGCCGTTCCGTGATGGTTTTTCCCGGTACCACACCGGACGTATTGCCGATCCCGTCAGTCCACACGCCCGCGCTGCACTGATAAGGCTGCAGGCGACATCCCTCGTAGTCGGCTATCAGTTTCAGCCCCTCAACGGAGGTATGAAGCGACTGGAAACCGGGCAGCGTGGCGGCGATAGCCAGCACCGCCCCGACAAGGCAGCGCTTAACGATTGAAGGATTCATATTCCCCCCGCGAAATTTTGCCGCCACGTAACAATTTGAAAGACTGGTGTTTGTAGTACCAGTTGATAGCCAGCATCAGCACACCAATCAGTACGCCGCCAACCGTTGACGCATCCTTGAGCGACAGATCGCCCAGCCATGCCAGCAGCACGGCGATGCAGTAAGTGATAAAGGCGCTGATTCGTTCAAGCGTCATAATTCAGTCCCATAGCTGGACGGTCTGCGCCGTGGTTGACGCCGTAATGTCCGGCAGCTCCACCTGCAGCCCGTGCGGTAAAAATGGGCCGTACTCAGCCAGCCCCGGATTTGCCTGCAGAACCTGCTCAGTGACACCCTGCGTGCGCCCGTAATGACGCCAGCAAAGCGCGTCCACCGTGTCATACTGATGCGCACGCACTTTCATCAGATAAGCTCCACCGTACAGTGCGGTGCATCCTGCACCCGGCTGATAGCCCATCGGGCATCACGCCACAGATCGCCGCTGGCCTCCGACAGCTCCTCCCCTCGCTTCACGCCGGACGCCGTGGCGTCATAGTCCTGATAACGCTCATTGAGCACGGCGCGCGCCCAGCAAAAAACGGCGTTGTGGTAGTGCCGGATACGCTCGCTTTTGCCGTCCAGCATTTCTGCGGGAACCTCAGCCAGTGCCCGGTAGCCCAGCATCTGCTGACGGTTGCGGAAGTCGAACAGCTCAGCGTTAACCTCAGAAATAGCCGTCAGCACGACCTGCTTTAAACGCGGCTGCGTCACCGTGCCGTCAGTACGCATCACACTGCGAAATTCCGACAGGTCCACATCAGGCCAGAACGGCGTGTTTTTGATGACCTCCGCCTGTTCCGGTGCCTGTTCGGGCGCAACAAACTTCATGCGGCTTTCTCCTGAATAAGTGGGCGGTGGACGGAATTTTGATGTGGCAGTGCCTTTCGCCATCCCGTGCCGCCCGTGCGCGGGGCACGTTCTTTAGCGGCTGTCATTGCGCAGTCTGCGCTCCAGCTGCTGCTTTTCTTTTTTCACACCGCAGCGGGGATCAAGCTGCAGCGCATGGTTAAGGTGATTCAGGGCAGACGCCGGGTTGCTTTCGCTCAGTACAGCACCGATGGCTTTATGCAGGCGCGCCCGCGACTGGTCCGGCATATCCAGATCGGTGGTCAGGTCCAGCGTCTGCAGAAGCAGATCGGCATCAAAACCGGCAGCGGCAAGCAGAGCGCTTTGCGCCGCGTCTGCCATTTCTTCTGCCAGCACGGTCTGCACGTTACGGTTGCCCAGCGGCATCACCCAGCCATGGCGCAGCGCATGACGTCCGATTTCGAGCGCACCGGCATAATCACCGGCGTCAATACGCCACAGCATCACGTACATCAGCACGTCATCCTGCTGCGCACCTCCGGCAGCCAGCACGCCCTCCGCCCAGGCGGAATATTTCGGCAGCAGTTCCACCTTGATTTCCGCCTTTTTCACCGTGGACTGGACGCCCTTGAGGCGGCGGCGGTCTTCTGCCAGCTGCAGCAGCATCAGGTCATAGCCCGACGCATGGCGAACACTGCCGCCCTCACGGGCGGCCTGTTCAGCCTGAATGCGCAGGCGGTGCTGCCGTGCGGGACTCAGGCTCATGCGTTATTCCCCACTTTCCGGTGCGGCAGGCGCGCTGAAATCACCGATTTCGATGTTTTCTACCAGCGCCGCGCAGCGGTAGTCCTCGACCACATACGCCTCGTTGACGGATTCAAAGTTTTCAATCCGGTCGCGTTTCGGGTTGTCGATAACTGAACGGCGGCGGGTATCTTCCTGCCAGTAGATGGACAGGTTATCCAGACGGGTGATCAGCAGGGCATTTGCCGGGAAGAAAGGCGCGCGCACAGCCTGCAGGCCGCCCATGCGTTTCTGGCTGATGATCAGATCGGCGGCGATTTTCTCGCTGTTGTCCTGCTCTTTGTTGACCAGCGGGAAATACTTGTCAGACAGCAGTTCACGTCCGCAGACAACAACCAGCTCGTCATCATCCTGATACTCCACATCGATCAGCTCGTTGACGGTATCCATCACCACCGCGTCAAGATTTACATACTTACCACCCGGACCTACTTTTACTGGTTCTGCAGTAGTGGTGCCGTCTTCTGCGGTTTTGCTGCCCATGACGTGATCCGGCGCGTCTTCGCGGATTTTCTGCAGCCAGCCTTTATTGACGTCCTGCAGCAGCGGATTTTCAGCACGGTTGGAGGTTTTGGCGCGCTTCACGCCGTTAAAGCCGATCATGATGCGGTCCAGCGCCTGACGCTTGACGATGGCGTTGCGAATACGCACCTGGAAGTCCTGGAATTTCGCCCACATGTCCAGTTTTGCGTAGGTCAGCACCGTATCAAAGTTGGTCTGCTCGCATTTGTATTCCACGTCTTCCATCAGCGTCGGATCGGTAGGCTCGCGCTCTTTGGTGGTGGTATCGGTGGTTCCGGCAATGGTGCTGCCAACGCCCAGCCCCAGCAACTGACCGGACTGCTCAGTGACCGGCGTGATGTTAATAACCGTCAGGAAAGCGGCGGACTGCTGGATCTGGTCTTCCAGCGTCTGCTGCACGGACGGCTCCACGGTAAACTTGCTGGACAGTTCTTCAACTTCCACACCGTTCAGGCGCGCCAGTTGCTGCAGGTAAGCGTTAAAGGCAAAGCGGGTTTTCTTTTTCATCGGGTTTTATGCTCCATCAGCAATTGGTCAGGGTGCCTGCCGGTGCGTCACCGCCCGGCGCGCGCTGGCGGTAATCTTTGCGGCTGTCTTCACGGCTCAGCTGCTGCTGTAACTCGGCAAAGGCGGTCTGCTGCTCCTGCAGGGAGGACTCCAGCTCAGAAAGGCGCTGGTCCTGATCGGACAGGGATTTGTCAGTGCGCTCGCTCAGGATCTGCTGCTCAGTAGCGACCAGCTCCACGGCTTTATGCACATCAGAGAATCGCGCCTCGTCGGTCTGCTCTTTTTTGGTGAACAGCGCGGTGACGCGGGCAAAGAGGGACGGCTTTTCGTCCTGGGCTTCTTCCAGTTCAATCAGCGTTTCAACCGCTTCCGAAAACAGGTTTTCAGGGTTCAGCTTACGGTTTGCCAGCGGGTTATGTGCTGCACTGGCGCTGAAAGCCAGCATTTCGGTGCCCAGGCTCGCAGGATCGTCCGTCGCACCCAGCCCCACAAGATAGGCTTTGCCGGTGTCAGCAAACTTCGTGCTGACCTCCATGGAGGTGAAAAGCTTCTGGCCTTTCTTCACCAGTTCCACCAGGGCGTCCGTGGGTTCGATATCGGCATAAAGCGCCATCTTGCCCGCCAGCGGGCCGTCCTGGATTTCTTCTGCAACCAGCCCCGTCACCCTGCCGTAGCGGTTAAAGGTGCTGTCCGGCAGATAAGACTTGATGTGCTCAAGGTTAATCAGCGCGGTATAGACCGTCGGGTTGTAGCTGGCAGCCATCTGTACCAGCCATTCACGCTGGATCTCGCGCCCGTCAGTGGTGGCACCTTCCACCCCGATACGGAAACGCTTTGCTTTCACTGTCATGAGCCGTGCTCCGTTAGAAATAACTTACTGGAGCCTTATGTTTGCGGTGATGGGGGGAATGAGACAACGCGCTGTATTTGTACGGTAAACCACACAAAACGTAGCCGGGGAAAGCCGCCATACAAGGCCGTATGTTTGGGCCATGAACACGACACTGACCCCCGCAGACCTCGATCCCCGTCGGCAGGCCATGCTGCTGTACTTTCAGGGATACCGCGTAGCCCGCATTGCTGAAATGCTGGGCGAAAAAGTTGCAACCGTTCACAGCTGGAAAAAACGCGACAAGTGGGGCGACTATGGGCCGCTGGATCAGATGCAGCTCACCACCGCCGCACGTTACTGCCAGCTCATCATGAAGGAGCAGAAAGAAGGGAAAGACTTCAAGGAAATTGACCTGCTGGCGCGCCAGTCAGAGCGCCACGCCCGGATCGGTAAATTTAACGATGGCGGCAACGAAGCAGACTTAAACCCGAAAGTTGCCAACCGTAACAAAGGGCCACGCCGCCAGCCCGAAAAGAATGTTTTCACCGATGAACAGACCGAAAAGCTGGAAGAAATCTTCCGCAACGGCATGTTTGAATATCAGCGCCACTGGTGGCAGGCAGGCGTAAAACACCGCATTCGCAACCTGCTTAAATCACGTCAGATTGGGGCAACATACTTTTTTGCCCGCGAAGCGCTGATTGATGCCATCACCACCGGGCGCAACCAGATCTTCCTCTCAGCCAGTAAGGCGCAGGCGCACGTCTTTAAGCAGTACATCATCGACTTTGCAAAAGAGGTGGATGTTGAGCTGAAAGGCGACCCGATGACGCTCAGCAACGGCGCGTGCCTGTACTTCCTCGGTACCAACGCCCGTACGGCGCAGAGCTACCACGGCAATCTGTACCTTGATGAATATTTCTGGATACCGAAATTCCAGGAACTACGCAAGGTGGCCTCCGGCATGGCCATTCACAAGAAATGGCGACAAACCTACTTTTCCACCCCGTCCAGCCTGACCCACAGTGCCTATCCGTTCTGGTCCGGCGCACTGTTTAACCGGGGCCGAGCCAAAGCGGACAAGGTGGATATTGACCTGACCCACAGCAACCTTGCGCGCGGCCTGCTCTGCCCTGACGGACAGTACCGCCAGATCGTCACCGTGGAGGATGCGGTGCGCGGCGGCTGTAACCTGTTCGACCTCGACCAGCTGCGCATGGAGTACAGCCCGGACGAATACCAGAACCTGCTGATGTGCGAATTTATTGACGATCTGGCGTCAGTGTTCCCGCTCAGCGAGCTGCAGGCGTGTATGGTAGACAGCTGGGAAGTCTGGACCGATTTCCAGGCGCTGGCACTGCGCCCGTTTGGTTGGCGGGAAGTCTGGATCGGTTACGACCCGGCGAAAGGTACGCAGAACGGTGACAGCGCAGGCTGCGTGGTTATGGCACCACCCACTGTACCTGGCGGAAAGTTCCGCATTCTGGAGCGCCATCAGTGGCGCGGGATGGACTTCCGCGCCCAGGCGGACGCTATCAAAAAACTAACTCAGCAGTACAACGTGACCTATATCGGTATCGACTCGACCGGCGTCGGGCACGGCGTTTACGAGAACGTGAAAGCGTTCTTTCCCGCTGTCCGGGAGTTTGTCTACAACCCCAACGTCAAAAACGCCCTGGTGCTCAAGGCCTACGACATTATCAGCCACCGCCGCCTGGAGTTTGACGCCGGACACACCGACATTGCGCAGTCCTTTATGGCAATCCGCCGCGCCACTACCGCCAGCGGCAACCGCCCTACCTACGAAGCCAGCCGCAGCGAAGAAGCCAGTCACGCAGATTTGGCCTGGGCCACGATGCACGCACTGTTTAACGAACCGCTGCAGGGCGAATCCGCCAATACCAGCAATATTGTGGAGATTTTTTGATGAGTGAACACGACGCCCTGACCAGCACCGCGCCAGTGCAGGAGGCCGAACAGCAGAAGAATACAACTCACGCCGAAGCATTCAGCTTTGGCGATCCGATCCCGGTACTGGATCGCCGCGAGCTGCTGGACTATGTGGAATGCGTACAGATGGACAGATGGTATGAACCACCGGTGAGTTTTGACGGACTGGCGCGCACCTATCGCGCCGCCGTGCATCACAGTTCACCAATTGCCGTGAAACGTAACATTCTGACCAGCACCTTTATCCCACATCCGCTACTGAGCCAACAGGCATTCAGCCGGTTTGTGCAGGACTATCTGGTATTCGGTAACGCCTATCTGGAGAAGCGCACCAACCGGCTCGGCGGCATACTGTCGCTGGAGCCATCACTGGCGAAATACACCCGCCGTGGGATCGATCTCGACACCTACTGGTTTGTGCAGTATGGCATGACCACGCAGCCCTACGAGTTCACCAAAGGCAGCATCTTTCACCTTATGGAGCCGGATTTAAACCAAGAGATTTACGGCCTGCCGGAATACCTGTCCGCCATCCCTTCGGCCCTGCTGAACGAGTCCGCCACGCTGTTCCGCCGGAAGTACTACATCAACGGCAGTCATGCAGGGTTCATCATGTATATGACCGACGCCGCGCAAAATCAGGAGGACGTGAACAACATCCGCCAGGCTATGAAAAGCGCCAAAGGACCAGGTAACTTCCGCAACCTGTTTATGTACTCACCTAACGGGAAAAAAGATGGTATCCAGATAATCCCGTTGTCAGAAGTGGCTGCTAAGGATGAGTTTCTGAACATCAAGAACGTAAGCCGCGATGACATGATGGCAGCGCATCGTGTACCACCGCAGATGATGGGGATCATGCCGAGTAATGTGGGGGGGTTTGGGGATGTGGAAAAAGCCGCAAAAGTATTTGTTGTAAATGAGCTATTACCTATACAAACAAGGATTAAAGAGTTTAATTATTTCATTGGGGAAGAAATAATTAAATTTAGTTCATATCAACTGTAAACATGGCGCACTCAACGTGCGCCTAAAAATTAAAAAGCAAGTTCACGCCTTATGTTTGGATGCTTTCTATTAAGCATAGCATCATCTATGACATGCCACTTCCAGAACACTGAAAACCGATGTTGAACTTGACACATAACTGAAAGTTTTTCTTTTGCCTCTTGTATTTCTCGAGGGGTACTACTTCTGTGAACCAATTTAATCCTATAACCTATAAATAGCGCATAATCCTCTAGCAAGAGTTCAAGGAGACTTTCTTTTGATATTCCTTTCAAGCTGGTATTATCATCATTAAAACATTTATGTATTAAATTTACAGTATTAATGGTTTCTTGTGACGGATACGGGCTACTTGCTTTAATAAGCACATTTCCAGTTGCAGCATTACCTGCATAATGAACAATTTCACTGAAGACATCCAAATTAGGATCACTCCCGTCCAACAAATTGGTATGGTTGTTACTTTTTATACTATTGCATCGCCTACAAGAGTAAAAAAGATTATTCCACCCATATAGTAAAGCGGGAGTTTTATTGTGAGGTACAAAATGTTCGACTTCAGGCGCTGAAATTAAATCCTGCTCACATAAGTAACATTTGTCATGGAAAATTTCTCGTAAAGCATCAATTACATCTTTTCCTTTATAATCACGCTGCAAAGCCAAGCTAGCAGGCGCTGGCATAGTACGAATAACATTAAACATTATCCTGCGCCTCCTCCCAGTCAACCATTTTTGCTTTGGCTCCCATAAACACAGCTTTAGCTCGTGCGTCTAATACACTAAAATTTTGTTCCAACAAGGCGCTTAATTCAATAAAACGGCTACCAAAATCATTATCTTTTGACATCTTATCAATTTCGGAAAGCAAATCCTCTAATTCTGAGGAGTTCCCAGATTCCCCCAGCAAACCTTTAATTATAGATGTGTATGAATATACTGAAAGATTTTCCATTTGTTCCCCAGTATTCAAGTTAAAGATGACTGCATCTGAAACTGATTGAACTACAAAAGGAGAATGGGTTGTAATAATAAACTGTACATTAGGAAAACTTTCTGAGAAAAAATTAAATACCTTTTTTTGTACTGTAACATGCAAATGAGCATCAATCTCATCGACCAAAACAATCCCTCTAATATCATCCTTTGTTCCTTCACTCAACTCTGCAAGCATAATCAGTTCAGCGTATATAGCTAGCACAGAAGCAAACCCAGAAGGAAGATTATCAAAGCCTGAAGGTTCCTTGCCTTCCTGAAGTATTTCAATTCGAAGTTTTTTCCGGTTGTAATGAATAGACAAAGTCTCATCTTCAAATAGAACCTTCAGGTCATTCTCGATTTTCGATATTACTTTAATAACACGTTCATACTCATCTATAGACTCGGCCCCTTTTTCAATTAGGGCATAATTTGACATTGAAACCAAATATCGCTCAAAATAATCACATGTTACAAGTTGTTGAGGCGAAACTGCTTTAAAGTCATTGAATAGAGTATCAACACTAGTTAGCAAATTTTGACCATTACTTAAATAGCGTCGATGAGCAGGGAAGAACCTAGTTATAACCCTATTGTCTTTTATATCGCCAAACAATAAGTCAGGCTTTTCGAAAATAACATCAAAACATAGCCTTTCTTTAATTCGCACATCATAATAACCAATATTTTGTTTTACTGTGTGGTAACGAGAATTAACATTTTCATAATGCTTTAACTGGTTTTCCTGTTCTTTCTTATATTCTTCCAATTGCTTCAGAGTAACCATATAATCTTTATTAAAAACTTTACTTAAATAATCATTTAAAGCATGAAGGAATTTTGTTTTACCAGCCCCATTATTACCAACAATTATCAAGTTCTTACCATTTAAAGTAATTTCTCTTTGTATGGCAGGGATGTTTTGCATTATTTTATTGATGAAATTACCCATGACGATCTCTCCAGTATTTTTTCTACCTTATATCAAAATTTTAAAAAATTCCAATATAAAAGGTTGATGCGCGCACTCGTATCCCCGCCACGCCTGCCCGCTTTATGTCGTGGTTTTCATGCGCCTGCATGACATAAGCAAAAGCCCGCCAGTTCTGGCGGGCCTCAGTAAAAACGATCCTCAAACGATCATGCAGTTTCATGCGGCATAGTCATGCACTACTCTGTTCCGCATCATCAACAGTCCTTCGCCTGCGGGTTGATGTCTTTTTGCCACCCAGCTTACGGCAGTCTTTTCTGTCTCGCGCTTCATCTTCTTTAAATTTATTGTACGCTTCAGTATCAAAGAACGAGATAGTTTCAACTTCATCTTTTGGGATCAGCACACGAAAATCCTGAATATTCAGGCGCGACATTCCACCAATCACGCCACTTTCAAGATAGTGCTGATGGTAATTAGTCGTGATACTTATCGTGAGATCATCTTTATCACGGTAGCCGCTAAGCAGGGGAAGAATTTCAAGATGTTCCGACAACCCATTTTCCAGTGCAGGGCAAGTCACCAGACCTACATAGATTTTGCGTGATGAAAGTGTAGCGATGATAGGAAACTGGCGCGCTGATGCTTCCATGAGCAGTGATTCAAAAGCATTGTTCCCCACGGCCTTTGCCAGTGCATCCCAACGGCGATCACCTTTTGAAGTACGCCGTTTGTTAAGCCAACCGAACAGGGCCGCCAGTACTATTGAAATCACAACCCATGCAATCTGCTTAATTTCATTGATACGCTGGGATTTATCGGTTGTGGTGGATAGCATCCCGTTAAAGCTGTCGGGGGTCAGGTTCAACGCATTGGAAAGCCAGCGAAACCCACCACTGATGTTAAGAGCAAAGGTAAGGAAGCCGCCAGCAAGGAAAAACACGATCCCCCATGCAGCCACAAAAAAATAAGCGTCCCAGCCATTGGAACGCTTATATCTGTATCGTGTTGAAAGTGATAGGTTTACATATAAAAAACCGCTAACCAAAATCACTGCTAAAAGTAATGTTGCCATTATCGGGTTCTGTAATAATGTTTTGCTTTAACAGTGTTCGTTTTGATGCCTTCAAGCTTATCCATCTGTTCTCTGATGGCTTTCATAGCTTCTTCGTTGGACAAATCTACGGACACAAAACCATCTTTACTCAGATTGAGCTTGTCCTGGTTCTCTTTTAGAACCCGTGCCAAACGTTCAACTGGATTACCCAGCCTCAATGCGGCGATATTTGACATAACTCCTCCTTTTTACATGGCGCGGAAGTGTACACTTCGTCACCAACAACCACAACAGCAAATTCCTTATAACTAAGACAACCGTTTTCACTGTTGGTTGTGTTACTTAACTTAAGTTCATTGCGCCTAATCGTGCAAGATGTTTCTGCCTTAACGCGCTGCATTTAGCATATATAGTGCCTCTTATGAGAAGTAGGCACTAACAAAGACAATTTCTAACGCCTCGCGTGGCTCGTTGTTCAACCTTGCGGACGGTAAAAACCAGTTTTATCGTCCGCAACGTTCACTAATGTAACCAGCTGTCGTCCTCCCAGACCTGCTGCATTATTTCCATCACTCGCTTTTTGTCTTCATCCAGTTTTAACCCGCTCAACTCAACACCATTGGCGCTGTCCTTACGGATACGAATTGCTGTTTTGGGATACAGAGGGCGCAAATTACGGTAAAGCTCGGATTCAAGGGCTTCCAGTGTGACCTGGCTAATCTTCTGCTCTTTATCGATCATTATTTCAATGCGCATACAGATTCCCTTTAACTGGTAACGTCCATTGACCGGCTGTATTCATGGCTGCGAATTTTCGCCATCAACTCGTCTGTCAGTTCGGACACCCACTGGATAGCCAGCCGCTTTTCTTCGTCGCTGCACTCACTAGCCGCTACAAGCTTGATAAAAAAATCAATACGCTGGAGCTTCAATGACTCCAAAAGATAGTCCTGCATCTTCCCTCCTATCATTACACGGATACACAACAACTGTATATATACCCACTGTTTATATAAACAGTATAGTAGGAACAGAAAAATGTAAAACTGTTTTTTGTCAGTCAATTGGATGCACTGACGCCAGTCAATAAAGCACGAAATGTTAAACAGCAGTCTTAGTACCACTGCCGCCATTTATCATCTTCCTGCAGCCGCTGGTTCCGGTAAAAAATTCGCATCCCTGCTCCAGATGGAATACTGCCGCCACGCAAAAGCAAATCAATCTCCGATGCACTACGTTCAAACCCTCTGGCAGTCAGTTCTGCCTCAAGCTGCAGGCGCTGCTGCTCCGAAATACTCTGTTTGTATGCTTTTTTCCGCTTAGGTTTTACCAGTCTTAACCTGGCTGTCAGCTCCCGCCGTTCCTTCTGGCCCATGTTGTAGAGATATTCCTGCAGCTCCTTCTCATCCATGGTTTTAATATCGGGTAATTCACTCCCTGATTTGTTCAGATTTTCAACAGGGGGACAGTTATTGCCACGAGTCCAAGGGGCGCAAGCGCCCTGGTCAGCTACCGCCTCCTGAACGTCAACGGCCTTACGAACCTTTTTCCACTTCATCGCGTGCGTGCAAATCTTGCCCTCTACAATCGGGGACCAGATGCCATAGATACGGATACCGTGATCGCCGTAGGCGCTCGGTTCGTCGTTAAGCTCATAAGCCGTGCGGACAAGATGATGTTTGCGGGGGACCAGTACACCGCCCTGCTTCATGATGTAGGTGGCAAAGCAACCCGCATCTGCAGCTGCCAGTACCGCATCCAGACGCGGATTATCCAGTACCGGCGCACCCGCTTTGCGTTCGCCCTGCACTCTCGCCGCCTGACCAGCCAGCAAGCGCAGCTCACGGTATGCCTGACGTCCCGGAATACCAAAGAAACGAAATTGCTGGACACGGTGTAGTGACGCCCAGGCGCTGACAAGCTCGGCGCTGTCACGCAGTGACCTGCCGGTTTCTTTACTGATTTCTTTAGCCAGTCCGCGCCCGTCAATGTTCTTACTGATGTATTTAGCGATGTAGCTGGTCGGCGTGCCCTTGCGCGGGTTGATTAGCTCAGACTTGAAGCGCGGCCCGGTATTGGTGCCCAGCTCCTCGCGGTCTTCACGGATTGCAAACTTACGCAGCAGCGCGGTGATGGAGCGACGGTCTTTTTTGCGCATAAAGCACAGAAGATGCCAGTGCACGGTGCCGTCATGGTGAGGCTCTGCAACGCGGACGCCGTACCAGCGCAGCCCGGCCTTGTGCATGGCCTTGCGAAAAGCGGCGAATGTATCAACCAGATAATCACTGCTCTGCCGGACAGTGGCGCTGGTCCATTTCGGATTAGGTCTGCCATTATTGAGGGTTGCGTGGAAGCGTGAAGGGCAGGTGATGGTATAAAATACCGCGCAGTCTCCGCGCATTTCCGCGATCAGCTCCAGCCCTTTAACACAGGCCATCATTTCATTACGGCGGTGCGCCGGGTTGCTGTTGCTGGCGTTCACCACATCTTCCATGTCCAGTGTGTCACCGTCTTCGTTGACCAGCTCATGCGAGCGGAAGAACTCCAGCGATTTACGCCGCTGCTCGCGTTTGTGGATCACGGCTTCATAGCTGACATACGGGGACGCTTTCTTGTTGACCAGGCAGACGGCACGCAGTTGCTCCTCCCGCCACTCACAGCGCATCTGCCACAATTTGCGATACCACCAGTCCGCGCACAGCATGCGCGCCAGCGACGGTGGGATCAGTTCATAAGGCACCGGCTTGCGGCGGCGCTTTTTGCGGCGTAACTTCTCAAAGGCAGGAGGGATGACCTCAAGGCGCATGGCTTCTGCAGCAACCCTTTCCCATACCTGGCGGATTTCTTCTGGTTTAACATCTTCAGCAACAAACAGATCACCGCAGGCAGCATCAAGGCACATGCTCATATGTGCCGCAACCAGCGTGGACAGACGTTTGACCTGATCCTGACTCATTTCAGACAATACCAGTAGCCCCTCCAGCCCGTCCTGGCTCGCCATGAAGCGGAAAGACGCAGACACCTGGCTGTCACGCACGCGCTCCAGCCGCTCAAGACACGGTCTGATTGTTTCGCGCAGATAGCGGGAATAAGCTTTAGCCCTGCCCAGGATATGGAAGTATTTAATCCGCTCCAGCAGAGGCTTGCTGATATGGGCAGGCATGGCGCTTACATCGGCAATAATCACCAAATCGGGATTAACGCGCTGCTGTTCGCGGGCCATTTTTGCATGGCTAATCAGCCGATCCTGCTCTATTTCACGCTGGACAGGATCGCGGGATTCATTGAAGAAATAACGTTCCCAAACCTTATCACTCAGCACCTCACGCCGCAGATGCTCCTGCTCGTTATCCGCAGTGTACAGAGTGATGAGGTTTGAAAGCGCAGTCTCCGGCGCAACGTCCGCCGGGTCCAGATACGGATTAACCGCTTTTTTTGGGGCATTCCATGGAAAGGCCACGGCGGCCTCATTCGAGCCGCCGGTGGTTTGTGCATGATGTAATGTGAATTTACTCACTGCCACGCCCGCACCTCAGCTTCCACCGAGATATCAGGACCAGACGCCAAATCAACACCAAACCAGCATGCTGATTTTGTGGCGATGATTTCTACTGCAGTTTTACTATCACCGGCAGCCACGCCCATGCTGCGCTTAGCGGTTATACGATGGCGAGTAAAATCACGATAAAGCGAACGGGTCAGAGACGTATCGCTGTTGGACACGATAACCGGATGACCTTCTGATGACCGGCGTTCAAGAATAGACGCCAGATGGTGCTGATCATCCTCTGTAAAACCAGCTGTGTGATATCCGTTAAACGTGCCGTCATATGGCGGATCGCAATAGACAACATCACCCGTTTGCAGCAGTGCCAGTGTCTCGTCATAGCTGGCGCAGATAAACGTTGCGCGTTTTGCTTTTTCTGCAAATGCGCGTATTTCGTTTTCAGGGAAGTACGGCTTTTTATAATTACCATAAGGAACATTAAAATAACCGTCCAAATTATAGCGACACAGTCCGCGATAACCATGGCGATTTAAATATAAGAAATACAATGCGCGTTCAATTGCGCCACCATGGCGCAAGTTAAACTCCTGTCTCGTCTTATAATATGCCTCTGAATCATTACGGGCTTCAAAAAGATATCGTCCCTCTTCGATGAAGTATTCAACATCATTCTTAATCACCTGATAAAGATTAATCAGGTCTGGATTAATATCCGCGACAAGATAATGAGGATAGTCTGTCGCCATCATCACAGCACAGGAACCGGCAAAAGGTTCAACCAGTCGCGGGCCCGCAGGAAGGTGTTTAATCAGTTCCGGCATTATTGCGGTTTTATTTCCCGCCCATTTCAGGATAGTGCTCATACAGCACCGCCTACGTAATGTTTACCTTTCAGCTCCGCAATCTCCTGACAAGTGACACAGCACTGCACACCCGGAATAGCGCGACGGCGAGCTGGCGGGATCGGTGCATCGCAATCAACGCAGAGCACACGGGAAACGCCCGGCGTTCTGTTGCGGGCGGTGTGGATGTGACGCTGACGCTCTTCTTCAACGCGTTGTTGTACAAGGTCCATTGAATCAGCCATCAGTGGATCTCCTGCGCTTCGTTCTGAATGTTTTCAGCCGCAATACGCAGCAGCTCCGCCGCTTCAACGTGGTTAAGCTGACGTGACGTGATATGGCAAGCCAGGCTATCAAGACGGGCTGCCATTGCCGCGGCACGTGCACGGCGTTCTTCCATGCGTACATCAGTCAGCATCTGGTTAAGGCCAGCATCATCTGGTCCTGTTTTGGTGATTCGGGTTTCAATATTTCGCATTGTTGTTTCTCCTGAATTTGGGCAATAAGAAGCCCGGCGGGTTTACGCCTTTAATTTCGGTTGTTGGTTAATTCGGCATGGCTAGCCGATTTGGAAATAAACTCACCACTGTACGGAAATGGTTCATTGCTTTAATCAGCTCCCGCTTTTCGTCAGTCGTCAGCTCACTAACATTGACGCTATGACGTTCCGCCGGAATCTTTGCCATAAAGAATATTGCGGCTAGTGCGCGTTTATTCTGTTCATGGTTAATATCCCGTTGGTCCCGCATATCGCTAATAAAGCGCTCCAGTTCTGAATCAATATTTAAGCCAAACACTTTCGCCCTTAATTCCGCGATGTGGTTTAACCCATTAAGGCGGAGGCCAGCGCTTAGCGGAACAGTCGCAGCATCCCCTTCAATAGCCATGGTTTCCCCTGCTTTTTAGTGGACAATTCAGCCAGCAGCGCATCCTGAGAACGGCACGGGTGCCAGCGCTTGCCATCCTTCCCCATAATCCAGCCATGACCGCAGTACATTGCAGGACTTTGCTTAACGAGCAGAGATGCAAAGGATGGTTCTTTAGTCAGCATAACCACCTCAGATCAGACCGAACGAAGCGCCGAGGCCCGTCACAGTATCCACCGCGTTTGCCATCGCTGGGTTGGCCTGCAAACGCGCATGTAATGAAACAGCTGTCAGTGCCATTAAGCGCGTAACAGAGTTGATGCTATTGATAACATCGCGGCGGCCTGCACTGGTTTTCACATCACCGGATACTGCGCCTGCAGCTACTCGCCCAATCTCCGCAGTTGCGCTCATGACGTAATGCGGTAGGTTCTCTTTTGCTACTTCATTCAATGGCACGCACGGTAGGCAGTGAATCTGAGCCAGAAAGCCATCAACCAGAGTTGAGTCCTCTGTGATATCAGTCAGCAGCCAGATCTCCGGCGGAGTGAGTTGATGTGGTTGGTCTGGGTTCAGTTTGTTACGCAACGTCTGGACGTTCATTCCCGCACGTTCTGCCAGCTTCGCCATGTTGTGACGTAGCGCGAATGCCCGGCAGGCTTCGTCAAAGTGTGGATGTTTGGAAATCTTATAATCAAACATGTGCCCCCCTCAAAAAGTTCTCATAATTGAACTTACTGACCAACAATGACACGGAAGTTAGAATGACCGAGAGATTCACGAACCTGGTCGGTTTTGTACATCAGGTAACGCAGACTTACGCGCCCTTTATTTTTTTCTTTCTTGACCATGTACTTAGCAAGATGGCCATGGTGAATTTTTTGATACACAGAGCCACGGGAAATGCCTTCCCACTCCGCGAACTCTGCAGGCGTAGCCATCTCTTTTGGTACACGAATTGAAATATCAGTGCTCATAGTGCAATATCTCTCGGTTAAGGTTTGGTTTACGTCGTTTTATCTTGTTTTACTTGATTCAATAATTGATACATCGAGATACTACGATCCAATATTTGATACGTCAATAGGGTTAAAAAATGATACAGGTGAAAGCTGGCGAGAATACCGGGGGAAGAGAGGCTATCCATAGGCTAATGGCTGCCTATGATTTCAAGTCCAGACAGCAACTGTGCGATCACCTAGGCGCATCAAAAAGCACCATGGCAAACAGATACTTAAGAGATAGTTTTCCGGCAGAATGGGTGATTCAGTGTGCTTTGGAGACAGGGGTTTCTTTACTCTGGCTCACTACCGGACAGGGCGAGCCAGGTTCAAACATCGACCATAAAAAAGATATCAATTTCGTGAACTCTGGCAAAGTTAAACCCCTTTCTGAGCTTGTTTCCCCCGAAATTGACAAGGCTACTCTCAACGGCGGTTTATTGAACAATGCAGGAAAAGCAATAATTGATAGCAGCCTGCTCCCCTCAGACTCAAGTAACCTACTGCTTGTAAATACTGCTGGTGATTCTTATTTAGTAGACCGTAGCCAAACACCACCAGTAAACGGCATGTGGTTAGTAGATATCGACGGAATAAAAAGCATCGTGAAGTTAACACGGCTACCAGGAAACAGATTGGTGGTCCACCAAGACGAATCATCCTTTGAGTGCAGCCTTGATGATATCGAGGTGGTAGGCCGCGCTTTAAAAATAATTAAGAGCCTTTGATATGACTATCAGAAAGCAGCCGAACGGAAAATGGCTGTGTGAGTGCTACCCGAACGGGCGCGACGGCAAACGCGTGCGCAAGCAATTTGCGACGAAAGGCGAGGCCACAGCATTCGAAAACTTCACCATGGATGAAGTGAACAAAAAACCATGGTTGGGGGAAAAGGAGGATCGGCGGCATCTGTCAGAAGTGATAGAGCAATGGCACTCGCTTTACGGGCAGACGCTTGCAGACCCCAAACGCCTGATGGCGAAACTTAGAATTATCTGTAATGGCCTGGGCGATCCCATCGCCTCAGAGCTGACCGCCGGTGACTTTACGAAATACCGCGAAGCACGGCTAAAAGGTGAAGTGCGAAATGAAGATGGCGCGCTTATGTCGCCAGTCAAGCCCCGAACGGTAAACCTTGAACAACGAAACCTGTCATCAGTTTTTGGGACTCTGAAAAAACTAGGCCACTGGTCAGCCCCCAACCCGCTCGCCGGTCTGCCAACATTTAAAATCGCAGAGGGTGAACTGGCGTTCCTGGCCCCGGAAGAAATTAAACGCCTGCTGGATGCCTGCGCTGATTCTCAAAGCCCCAGCCTGTTGATGATAGCAAAAATATGCCTCGCCACTGGCGCGCGCTGGAGCGAAGCTGAAAATCTTCAGGGCCATCAGTTATCAAAATACCGCATCACTTATACCAAGACGAAAGGCAAGAAAAACCGTACCGTGCCAATATCTCAGGATCTGTATGACGAACTCCCCAAGAACAGAGGGAAGCTATTCACCCCGTGCAGAAAAGCCTTTGAACGAGCAGTGAAACGCGCTGGTATCGACCTGCCTGAAGGCCAATGCACCCACGTACTGCGCCATACATTCGCCAGTTACTTTATGATGAATGGAGGAAATATTCTTGTACTGAGAGATATTTTAGGCCATTCAGATATAAAAATGACTATGGTCTATTCTCATTTTTCACCTGAACACCTTGAAGATGCTATAACAAAAAACCCTTTATCATCACTAGCGATCTAACATAATGAAAATTAATAAAGTCAGTACCACAGAATATGTAGCAATGCTTAATGAAATATTATTCGAAATGGAGTCCAAACCATTATTAAAAGCTCCCTACCTTGCAGGGAACAACATCATTACAGATTTTAATGATAGAGTTAAATGTTACCTAGATGTCATAAACAAGATTTACACTGAGAACCCTCATAACTTTGTAATTCGTGAAATAAAAGCAAGAATAAAAAGCACAAAAACACTCTCAGATAAAATCTCAGAAACACTTAAATTATATTTAAATGGTAAAATCAAAGAATCTTATCTAACATTTGATCATGCCATCACCAAGACAAATATAAATGATCACATCTATAACATGTCTGTTCCTTTAAGTGAGTTTTGTCATTCTGGCAAACCTCTATTTCGCGTAAGAAAAAGTGATCAAATAATAAAAGAAAGGCGTGATATCTTTCATATTCCTTTTTCTAAACGTTATCTTGTGAATGCACAAAGATACTCAGTCTCAGGCCTTCCTTGTCTATACTTAGGAACATCAATTTTTGTATGTTGGCAAGAAATGGAAAAACCAGATTTTGATAAGTTATATGTATCTTCATTCATCACAGAGTATGGTTCATCACATAGAATACTTAATCTTGGTTATAATTTGAGATCAGCATTGAACATAAACACCTTAGCATGGCTGTTAGATAATGATACTGCAGGAACCATGAATAGAGTCATTTCGAACTTAATTTCCTGGCCACTTGTATTAGCCTGTAATTATACAAAACAACATAAAAACTCTAGTTTCAACCCTGAGTACATAATCCCCAACCTTCTTATGCAATGGCTCAGCAGCAATGAAAATAAGGGAATAGCAGGTATCGCTTATCGCACGACTAAAATCCTCAATCAAAAAGATAGTGATATTGGTATTAATATAATTATGCCACCAAGAATGGATAATATTTTAGATTCTGGATATGATTACTGCCCACACTTACTAAATATATTTAAATTTACCAAACCTGTTTCATGGCAAGTATTTAGTACTTTAAACGTCAAGACCAATGGCATGGATGAAGATAGACTCATAACGGGAGGGCCAACTCCAGCATCAGGTACAATTGAAGATTTTGATGAATCTCTAGTGGAATATTACAACAATACCTCATTCAAAAAAGTTCAGTTGTTAATTCATAAAATGATGAAGCATGATTATCTTGAACCTTAAGTGGCGGCATTATGGCGGCAGAGCATTAAAAATGTATAAAACGGACAAATACAAAATAACACTAACATATTGTTTTTAAAAGCAACTCATTGATTTCGTTATACTAAAAATGGTATGTAGGAATTTCGGACGCGGGTTCAACTCCCGCCAGCTCCACCAAAATTCTCCATCGGTGATTACCAGAGTCATCCGATGAAGTCCTAAGAGCCCGCACGGCGCAAGCCCTGCGGGCTTTTTTGTGTCTGCAATTTGTCCTGCGAAGTCCGAAGAGAACTAATTAAATCCGAATCTTTTAGGCCCATTGATAGGCCCAACGAAAAGCTCTATTGTTTTCGTTGGGCCTAAACGCATGGAGACTCCCCATGGCAAGAAAAACTAAGCCGTTAACCGATACGGAAATCAAAGCCGCCAAACCTAAAGATGCCGATTACCAGCTTTATGATGGTGACGGGCTTACTCTGTTAATCAAGTCCAGCGGTAGTAAGCTTTGGCAGTTCCGTTACTATCGGCCTCTAACCAAACAGTGTAGTGGTCAAATCAGATGA